AATTTGATACCCAAAGTTTGATACCAAGTGCTCTTTGTGTAAGCAGATGCTGCTGCTGCGTTAGCATCAATTTGGAAAGAAGAACCATTCCAATCATATCCAACTCTTGCAGACCAGTATTCAGTTGAGAATGCGTTTTGCTGTAACATCTCAAGGATTTCCAAATCAATCTCTAAAGAGATGTATTCAGATAACATTTGAGTTAATTCAGCTTCTGCATCTACTGAATGGTAAGCGTTTAAGTCTTGTGCCAATTCTGGAGTCCAGATTGCTTTTAACTTTCTAGTCTTAGCAACGATTGGTTCAGACTTCAATTCTAATTCGATTTCAGGAATCGCTAAATCAGAACCTCTATCTTCGAAATCACCTCTTGTGATATCAGTTGGTTGCTTAGAATAGTTTACTTTTGGATTACCGTATCCACCTGCACCATGTACTACTGTTGCTACAGAAGCTGATACGAAGAAAGATGCAGAACCTAAAGAATCAATTGAAGTAAATTGTGGTAATTGGTCAACTGAACCAGTTAAAGAGAAAGCTCTTACTGCGTTGAAATCAGCATCAGATGGTAAACCAATTTTTACCTTTCTGATAACACCTGCAGCTGCTGAAGCTGAATAATCAGCATCGAAATTAACATCAGCCCAAGAAGCTGTAGTTACTGTTGCTGTTAAAGCGTCAGAAGTTACATCGTTGATTGTATATCCAAATCTACCTGCTCCGTAAAGACCACCTTCAGTAGTTTGAGTAGAACCCAATTTGTTACCTGCTGGAGATAAAGAATCTTTACCGAATGTACCACCGTTACCGAACATAGAAGAACCAGAAGCTGGTCTACCTACTGATGTAGCTGTACCGTATTTGAAATCCATATAGAAAATAAGACCTGAAGGTAAGTTCATTGGTTGAACAGAAACGAATTCTTTTGCAGCGATGCTACCGAAGATTCTTCTTACCAATGGAAGAGCTACACCTGCCCACTCTTCTGAACCTGCTGAAGTACCAGTTCTAGTAGCTTCATCAAGTAATTGCTTTGCTTGGTTTTCAAGCATTACAGCCATACCGTGCTTAGAAGTTTCAGAACCTACTCCTTCTAATAAGCCGGTTTTTTCCCACTTTGCTTTCAAACCTCTAGTTTGCTCAAGCATTACGTTTTGTGGGTTTTTGCCTGACATAATTTGTTTTAAATCCATTTTAATTAATTTTTAATTATTTTTTGTTAATTACTTAATAATTCCTGCTAATTTTTTAAATCTATCAGCGAAATCTGCAGATTCTGCAATTACTTGCTTAGCTGCTGCTTTTGGTGCAGTTGATTTAACTGCTTTAGAAGCGATTCCTTCTGAGATTGCTTTTTTAGCAACTTTGTTAGTTGAAGAATATTTGAAGTTTTCTACTAATGTAGAGTAAACCAATTTAACTTCTCTAACTGATTTTGTTCTATCCAAAGTTTCAATCACTTTAACTTTTTGTTCGTTAGTCATGTTGTGAGCTCTGAATAATTTGTTTGCGAATAACAACTTAGCGTTCAATAAGTTCACTTCGTTGATAGTCTTTTGTAATGATTTGATAGTTTTGTAAGCTTCTTGAAGTTCTTTTTCTTTTTCTTCTTCTTCAGCTTCATCTACTTTGTCATCAGCTTTTTTCATATCATCTTCCATTTCACGTAAGATTTCTTCCAAATCAACAACTTTTTCGTCATCTTCTTTAGATTCTTCTTCGTTGGTAACAACCACTTTAGGGTCCTCACCTTTGTCAGTACCAGCTTCAGAACCATCTGCTAAGTTTTCAGCCATTGGTTCATCTTCTGCAGGAACTTCTTCTTCAGAATCTTCTTCACTTAATTGTGCTTCCAATTCTCTAATGATAGCTTCCAAATCCATGTTGTCATCTTCGGTATCTTCTTCTTCATCACCGGTAACATCATATTCTTCACCATCATCTTCGCCAGCGAATGGGTTTTCTTCTTCAGTTCCCATATCCATGCCAGCCATTGGATTTTCTTCATCATCACCTTCTTCACCTTCTAATTCTGCCAATCTTGCTTTTAATTGAGCGATTTCGTTTTGCTTTTCAGCTTCATCATCACCCATTTCCATACCTTCTTCTTCGTTGATATCTGCTACTTTTTTGTAGTCTGCAACTTGTGCACCTGGCTCACCAGATGTAGTTTCAGTAGAACCACCTTCGAATTCAGTATGTGCATCCAAAGTAGGATTAGATGTAGAAGAACCGATTCCTGTTGAATCTAATTCTTCATCAACTTGCTCCTCATCACCTTCCATCTCAGCTTCAGCTCTTAACTTTTGAGTTAACATAGACTGTAGTCTTGGTGTGAAGGCTTCTTCAAGTGCAAGCTTTGCGTTAGCCAATGCAGTTTCTTT